ATTTTATCAAAAATGTTGTGAAGGATGGACTTAAAAGGAAGAATCTTGGAGAAATCTCGCAGCATTACGGAAAGCTTGTGAAAAAGCCTATACGTGATCGCTTGATGGTATCCAGGAAACTTCTTGATGCTTCAAACCCGCCAATCGTTCGGGGACTAATCAATGCGCACCTCTCAACTGAGTTCGGTGTGCGGCCCGCTATTGAGGATATCGTTACCACGATCGACGCTCACTCCGTAGTGAACGACCGATTAAGGTATCTCGATTCTCATAAAGGGCAGTACGTTCCCATTAGAGTCCGTGCTGTACGATCCTATAGCACACCTGATGTTGTCGATCCGAATCCCGGTACCTCGACGTTATTTACGGCTCTTGTCTCTAAAAGGACAACGGCTTGTATAACGGCAATGGGCCGAGTTCGGGAAGACCTAAACGAAGGGGCGAAATGGCGCGCCTATGCTGAGTACTTTGGTCTTAATAAGATCGTCGGTACCGCATGGGAGCTCATTCCGTTCTCCTTCGTTCTTGATTGGTTTACCAACGCTCAAGAGCGGATTAACGATTTAACTCGTATCCGCATGGGCGATGGACCATTCTTGAATCTCGCAGGCCTATCGGCAAGCTTAAAGCATGAGCTCCAAACCGGTGCGTTTAAAACGCCTGGTTGGGAATCGTCGCTTTCTCGCGAGCTTGTGGGCCCTGAAGATCCGTTTCAGTTTGCTACTTGTGTACAGACTGACTACACCAGGTTCCTTACCATTCCAGACACGTCGGGTGTTGTTGATTTCTCAACTCTCGGCCTCTTCCATGGATTTACTTTTGGTGAGCTTCTTTTCCAGAAACTCCTTTGAGTAATCTTGAGATTGGCTTGCACACCTTTGTGCTTAATCGTGCCCTTATTATAATGAAAAAGGACACAGAATTGGAGTTCTCTAATGTCTCTTATCGTAACTCGTTCCAATGGAACGTCGGACATCACCTTCTCTCTTCAAAACCAAGTTGGCAATCAGAAAAACTATAGCAATCCTGCTGCCGGTCTTGTAGAACCGGAGCAGATAACGCTACAGGCATTTCTGCGCCCTCTTGGTGCGAAGGGTACGGATAGGTATGTGATCAAGGCTCAGAAGAGCTTTGTTGAGGACACCACCGGTAATACAATCACCGTTGGTGCCACCCTAACACTTGTCTATCCCAGAAGTACCGAATCCGGACTCGCCACGGCCTTTTATGACCAAGTCGCGTTCGTGAAGTCGATGACCGGTGCCGCTACTCTTTCTTCCCTTATCGCGGGTACATTGCCAGATGGCGATTTACACGTCGATACGTTCAACCCTGCATAACAACAGGGTCAGAACTTTATGGGCAGTGTCGGAGTAGTGGTCACCAGTTATTGGTGATTGTGCGAAAACGATAAGTGACCAAAGAGACAAGGAGGAAACCCATATGGGAGACCTTAATACGCTCCTTGAGCGCTTATGTGCACTCCGCAACGCAATTGTTGCTGATGGCATCATACACGGAGTACCCTTTTCCGAGAAAGACATTCAGACTATGTTTGAAAGAACAAAGTCCGAAGGTACTAGCTTCTGCCAGGTAACTTTATCCCTATTGGGAAAAGCCCTGGATAGAGGTCTAGTGACTGGTAGCTACCAAGCTATCAATCACTTTCGCTCGAAAGGGGACACACGCCTTCCACGATTTTGTTTCGCGGTTTTCCGTGAGATATTTGATGAGGATGGCAATCTTCGTGCTAAGCCTAATTTTCAATGCGTATACTACCTACGCCAGCTTCTCCTTCTCGATAGCAAGGTTGAAAAACCTTCGCTCCCGAGTCAGGATAGGCAGGCATTTCTGGATTTCTGTTCTCGGCAGCGCAAGCTTCGTAGCGTGCGCATACCGACCAGTAATCCAGTCCTTATAAGGGCAAAGATGCTCTTAGGTAGGGTTCTTGCGAATCTTGACTTATCCGACATATTACCTGGACATGGTCCAGGTGGCGTGGCGGAACGTCTCGATAAGTTCGAAAGATGGCATTTTGACGTCTGGCCTAACAAGGCCGAACGGTGGTATGCCTTCCATGTATACGGTTCTCACTCGTTTAGAGCCTTATGTTCAACAGGTGCGCCGAAAATGACCAATAAAATGGTCACAAGGTGTTGCCTGGTGCCTAAGGACTTTAAAGGCCCTCGATTGATTTCCGCTGAACCTACTGCAAATCAGTATCTACAGCAGGGTCAGATGAAGGCTATTATGCAATACGTTGAGCGCCACCCACTACTTAGCAAATCTATACGGTTAAGGGATCAAACCTTTAACCAAAAGAAATGTAAGTATGCGTGGCAAGATGGTCTCGTCACATTGGATCTTTCCAATGCGTCGGACAATCTCTCTGCTACGCTTGTGTGGTATCTTCTTTCGAATGTACCACGTCTGCGTAGTCAACTATTCTGCACAAGGTCCGATTATTTAAATTATAATGGAACCGAGCAAAGAATAGTAGCGTTTGCTCCAATGGGATCAGCTGTCTGTTTCCCAGTGGAGACGTTGGTGTTTTGGGCATTAACAATGTCCTCCTGCACCTTCGTCACTTCATTTCAATCGTCCAGGGGACGCAAGTCCCTTAGCGATTGGACCGAGAGTGAGATCGCCTCATCGATCGCCGTATTCGGGGACGATATTATCGTCCCAGACTACGCGAAAGATACACTCATTGCCAC